CGGTACTGCCCTGCTGCTGAACCTGGATGTCATCGCTCCTGTGTATCAGCCTGTACCTGGCAAGGGCAACTTCTTCCTGGAGCCTCTGGCTAAGACTGGTGCCGGTGAGAAGTATCAGCTGTTCGGCCAGATGGGATTGGACCATGGTCCTGAGTGGTATCACGGCAAGTTTACCGGAATTGCCACTACCTTCACTGCTCCTACATACAGCCGCAGCGTCTATGTGGCGAATGCTGCTGAGATCGGAGCTGGCGCCTAATTCTTAAATGGAGGTAAGCACCAATGACAGACGAAGAAAAAATCGCCCGGTTTGAGGTGCTTATCTCACCGGATACAGCAAGCACAGAATTGCTGCAAAACCTATTGTGGCAAGCCGAAGGGATCGTGCTAAATCGGCGCTATCCCTTCGGAACCCCGGAAGGCGCAACCGTCACCAGCGCCTATGAGCATATCCAACTGCAAATTGCAGTGGAACTGTTCTCCAAAATGGGTGCTGAGGGGCAGACTGGCCACAGCGAGAATGGCGTGAGCCGTTCTTACGAGGCAGCTGATATATCCCCTTCCCTGCTAAAACGCATTGTGCCAGTGGCTGGGAGTGTTCTGTGATGCGGAGCCTAAATCGAAATAAACGAAAAATCTACTATGCCCTCCGAACAGGCGATACGGCTAATGTAGACGATTATGGAAATGAAACCGGCGAAAGTACACCGACTTACGGGGAGAGAATAGCGCTAGAGTGTAACATTTCCGCGGCTACTGGTCAGGACGCCGTTCAGGCATTTGGTAGCTTTACCGGGTATTCCAGAACGATGTTTGTGGCAGATAGCGCCTGCCCCATCGATGAGGATAGCATCCTTTGGTTCGGTATCGAGCCTACGAAGCCTCATAACTACATCGTGGTCCGCAAAGCAGACAGCAAAAACGGCATTTTATATGCGCTGCAGGAGGTGACGGTCACATCATGAAGATCGTCATCGATCCTTTCGATAAAAAATCCATTACCGCTGCCATTAAGAAGCTGGAGCAGTATGAAAAGGAATTTCGAGCCAAGGAAGCTGAGTTCATTCGCCGATTAATGGACATAGGTGTTTCAGTTGCAGAAACGGGCTTCTCTTTGGCAGATTACGACGGCATCAACGATGTACTCATCGCGGAGACCCAGAACGGGCCTCGTGCAGCCATCATTGCTTACGGCGAGGCGGTTGGCTTCATTGAGTTCGGTACCGGCGTGAAATTCCGGGAATACGATTCCTCCAGCACGGAGTTTACCCCTCCACCTCATGGCAGCTATGGCAAGGGGAAAGGTGCCAATCCTAAGGGATGGTATTACACCCCTAACGAAGGTGCTGCCGGGCATCACACCTATGGTAATATCCCCGCGGAAGCCATGCTGACGGCACGGGATGTCATGGTAGAGCGTGTTGTCCGGATCGCGCGGGAGGTATGGAAATGATCGACTATTTAAACGAGATCTTCACCAGTGTGGCGACAAAGATGCGCGAGGAGCATCCAGGCATCACCATCACCGGAGAATATACCCGGCAGCCATCTAAATTCCCTACCGCAACGCTGGACGAGATCGAAAATGTTACCGTGGACAATCTGGAAGACTCCTCATCTGATGAAACATTCTCCGGTCTGACCTATCGGTTACAGGTGTTCTCCAACAAGCAAAGCGGAAAGAAGGCAGAAGCACGGGCCATCTTCGCAACAGCAGATCACGTTCTGCGCGGCCTGGGCTTCCGGCGCATTACATACAGCACCACCCCGGAAATCTACGAATCTACGATTTACTCCATTACGGCGACCTACGAGGCAATCGCCGATGTAAATGGAACGATTTATAAAAGGTAAAGGAGGAATTGAAACATGGCACTTTCCACCTATGGTGTTTCCCTGAAATATGGCGATGAAACACCCCAGACTGCGGTTGTCATCAAGGATTTTCCGTCCTTGCTGGGAAAAAGGAGTTCTCTGGAGACGACCACCCTCTCGGACGATGCTCAGACCTTCATCGCGGGCATCCGCCAGCAGTCGGAGTCCTTTGACTTCGTTGCAAACTATGACCCGACGGTCTACAACACCCTGAACAGCCTGGATGAAGATCAGAGCTGGTCTCTCACCTTCTCTGATGGCTCCGGTTATACCTGGAAGGGCAGCGTGAGCGTTTCGGTCAACGAAGGCGCCGTGGATGCGGTTCTAGAGATGACCATTTCCGTAACGCCGTCCACTGTTCCTGTCTGGAAGCAGGGCACATAACAAGATTCTTGTAAATATTTATAAAAATTAAAGGAGAGTATCGCATGAGTACCACTATCACCGTTACCTACAATAAGCAGTCCTATGAACTGGAGTATTCCAGAAATGCCGTGAAAGCCATGGAGCAGCAGGGATTCGTCCTTGACCAGATCGGCGACAAGCCCATGACCATGGTGCCTTTGCTGGTCTACGGCGCATTCATGAAGCATCACAAAGGCATCAAGCGTGCCTTGGTGGATGAGATCTATGACCATATCGTCGACCGTGTAGGTGACGGCGAGAATGGTTTCCTCCAGACTCTTCTGGAAATGTATGCCGAAACTGTGAATACCCTGACGGAAAACAACTCCGTCGACGAGGGAAACGCGGCGACCTGGAAGGTGAGCAAGGGCTGACCTTCCAGTCCTACACAGAAGTTTTCGAACAGCTCTGCCCCCACTATATGTCCATTGGCATGACCTATGATGAATTTTGGAATCAGGACGTGCGGCTGGTGGAGGTATATCGTAGGGCGGCAGAGCTGCGAGATAAACGGCGCAATCAGGAGCTTTGGTTACAGGGGATGTACATTTACGAGGCCCTTTGCGATGCCTCTCCCCTCTTCCGATTCTCCACGAAAAAAGGCTCTATCAAGCCTGAGCCGTATGTAAAAGAGCCGTATCCTATCACGGCCAGCGAGGTCAAAGCCCGAGAAGAACGGGAGGCTAGAGCGAAGGAGGAACGGCTGAAAGCAGAATTTGCAGCATTTGCCGAGCAAATTCGGAAAAAGATGCCCTAAAGAGGCACATCCCTGACTAAGGGGGTGAACCTTTATGCCGACCACAATTGATTCCCTGCAGATTGAGATTCAGAGCAATTCTACCTCTGCCTCGAAAGGGATCGAAGACCTGGCGAAATCGCTGGGAGAATTGAAGAAGAATGGCACGGTCAACGTGGCCATTAAAAACTTAAATAGCCTCTCTACTGCTCTTCGGAACTTTACCGATGCCTCTCACGCCACACGGTCTGTGGGTAAGCTGGTAGGTTCCTTAGCAGAACTCAAAGAGGTTGGGTCTGTTACCTCCATTGGTAACAGCCTGACCAAGCTGAGCGCGTCCCTTAAGACGTTGGAAACGGTCAATTTGGACCGTGTAGAACCGAAAATCATTGGCATTGCCCATGCCGTATCTCCCCTCTCCTCCATTAAGGCAGGTGGCATCGGAACCATGGTCAATGCCTTGGCGCGAATTGGCAAGGTGACGGAGAGCCTCAACGATGAGAAAATCAACGCCTTTGCCGAACGCGTAGATAAATTAGTCCAAAAACTAGGCCCCCTCTCCACCCAGATGACCACCATCCAGGCAGGACTGAAGGGTATCAACTCCTCTGCCCGTAGCGCCGGTTCCAGTGTGAAGCAGATGGGCGAGGATGTGGATGGCGCCACCCTCAATATGGCGGGGTTCATCTACATCGTACAGGAAGCCGTCCAGTGGATCAGCGCCGCTGTACAGAAATTCTCAGAATTCATGAATGCTGCCATTGAATGGGATGGCATCGCCGCCCGTTTCGGAAGGGGTTTTGGATCCCAGGCGCAGGAAACCTACGAATGGATCCAGAGGCTCAATGAGGAGATGGGCATCAACATCCAGCAGTTCATGCAGTATTCCTCCATCTACGCCAACATGCTTCAGGGCTTCGGTGTAGGAATGGAAGATGCCAGGACAATGGCTCTTGGCTATACGGAGCTGACCTACGACATCTGGGCTGGCTATAACGATGTCTATAAAACCTTTGAAGAGGCCTCCGAGGCAGTCAAATCTGCCATCGCCGGCGAAGTAGAGCCTGTCCGTCGTGCCGGCTTCACCATCGTGGAATCCACGTTGGAGATGACAGCTGCCAAACACGGCCTCAGCGTCAGCATTGAGAAGGCAACGGAGGCAGAGAAATCCTATCTCCGTTACCTGACACTGGTGGATCAGGCATATTCGCAGAATCTGGTTGGCACCTACGCCAAAGAACTAAACACGGGTGAAGGTCTCATGCGTACCTTCTCCCAGCAGCTAAAATCTCTGGCACAGGCATTCGGCTCTCTGTTCCTGCCGATTCTGGTTCGTGTCATGCCGGTGCTGCAAGCCTTCATTGACCTACTCATTGAAGCCGTACACTGGGTGGCAGGCCTCTTCGGCATTAAGATCCAAGCCGTTGATTGGGGAGGCTTCGGAGACGGCGCAGGAGCTATCGACGATGTTGCCGAGTCTGCTACAGGAGCAGGAGATGCTCTCAGCGACGCAGCGAAGGCAGCAAAGGAACTGAAAAACGCCACCATCGGCATCGATGAGCTGAACGTCATCAGCCCCCCTAGCCCTAGCTCCTCCGGTTCTGGAGGCGCAGGTGGCAGCGGGGTTGGCGTTGGAGAAGGCTTCGAAGGGCTGGATATTGAATCCCTCTGGGATGAATCCATCTTTAAGGATATTCAGGACCATGTAGACGCCATCAAGGAAAAAATCGAAGCCTGGCTCCCTGTCATTGGCACGGTTGCCGGAGCGCTGGCGGGCCTTGCAATCACGAGTCTTTTGAAAAACATCGGCGATGCCATTGCAGATATGAATCTGCTCCAGAAGCTCTTATCCACGGTAGCCATCGTGGGTATTGAGGCGATGCTGGTTTTCACCTTCGCAGATAATTATCTGGAGTCCGGGAATCTCCTGAACCTGGTAGGACAAGCCGTTGTAACGGCCGCCAGTAGCTACCTCCTCTTCAAATCGTGGGGAGCAAAAGGTATCGTCCTTTCCTTAGGTATCTCCATTCTGTCTCAGCTCCTGGCTTTGTACACCAGCCTTGGAGATGGCACAGTAACCCTTTCGGATAAGGAAACCTGGCTTCAGGGTATCTTTACCATCTTCACTGGTGCTTTAGGTGGTATGTACCTCTCGAAACATTCGGGCATCTTCCCGAATGAAGGCTTTAAAATCGGTCTTTCTCTTGCGGCAGCTCTGGTGCTCGCAACCCTGCGGATGGGCGCCATTGAGAGCAAGGAAATCGATTCTGGCAGTTGGGAAGCATGGTTTTTGGAGCTTGGCTCCGTCCTGACGGCAGCCTTAACCGGCAAATTCCTGGGCACCACCTTCTACGGAAAAAAGGGTGGTCCTGGTGGCGCTCTGGTCGGTGTGACAGCCGGCCTTGCCCTGAATCTCCTTACCACCATTTGGTCGAAGGGCGAAGATTTTGGCAACAACATCTCTGACTGGATCAATGTGGGTCTTACCACGGCTATGGCTGGCCTTACTGCTGCAAAACTATGGCCGTTGATCTCTGGCCCTCTGAAAACAGCTCTGGCCTCTCTCCTTCCCACGCTTGGAACGGCAGTTTCTACAGCATTGGGCGGACTGGGTACAGCCATTGCCGCTGTGGGTGGCGGTTGGGCTGTGGCTGCGATTGTTGCGGTTGCAGGAATCCTGACCCTTGCCATCGTCGATTACGATTTCACGGAAATCGGTCAGAAAATCGGCGAAAAAATCGGCGCTGCCTTTGGCGCCGCGGCGAACTGGTTCATCGATGTGGGTAAGGCCATTTGGAACGGGCTGAAAGCAGCCTTCAATTGGGTCATAGAAAATTTTGAGATCGACTCCGTAGGCGATGTGATCAATCTCGCTTTCAATCCCCTTTCCTGGTTCACCCTCATCCTTCCGAAATTGTATGAGATCGGCAAGGAAATCCTGCCCGGTCTCTGGGAGGGCATCAAGGAAGGCTGGGATAATTTCTGGGAGAATGTCGGGGAGTTCATTTCCGGCTTCATTCAGGGCTTCAAGGATGGCTTCGAAATCGAGTCTCCGTCCAAGGTCTTTGCCAGAATCGGTGAGTTCCTCATCGACGGCCTCTGGGATGGCATCGCAGGCAAAGTCGAGGATCTCTATAACAAGATTAAGGGCTTCGTAGACGGCGTGATTGCGAAAGTGAAAGAATTCTTCGGTGTGCAGTCCCCTTCTACCGTCTTTAAGGAGATTGGGCGATACCTCATCGAAGGGCTCTGGGAGGGTATCAACTCTGCCCTCAGCTGGCTCTATGACAAAATCAAGAGTTTCGCAAATAGCGTCATTTCCAAGGTGAAGAGCTTCTTCGGTGTCCACTCCCCTTCTACGGTGTTTGCTGAAATCGGTGGATTCCTCGTGGATGGTTTGTGGAATGGTCTGAACGATGCCTATGACGTGCTAGCAGATAAAGTCGGTGGGTGGCTGGACGATTTGCTCGGGATTTTCAAGGATTTCGACTTCACAAAAGCTCTTGGCGATGCCTGGGATTGGATTTCCGGCTTCTTCAAAACCGATAAAAAGGCGGATGTAGAATTCGAAGTGAAGCCCAAGAATGATTCCTCCACTTGGTGGAGTGATGTCAAGAAATGGTGGGGCGAGAAGGTCGGTGCCGTCAAGGAATTTACCACTAAGGCTGCAAACAGCGCGTCCACTTGGTGGAGCGACGTGAAGAAATGGTGGTCTGAGAAGGTTGGTGCTGTCTCCAACTTTAAAACAGGCGTTAGCAACGGCGCCAAGGATTGGTGGGCAAACGCCAAAAAGTGGTGGAGCGAAAAAGTCGGCTCTGTTTCCAGCTTCAAGACCAACGTAAGCAACGGCGCCAAGACTTGGTGGTCTAACGCCAAAAAGTGGTGGAGCGAAAAAGTCGGCTCTGTCTCCAACTTCAAAACCAATGTAAGCAACAGCGCTAAGACCTGGTGGTCCAACACCAAGAAATGGTGGAGTCAAAAGGTTGGTAGCGTGGCTTCCTTCAGCGTGGGTGTAAAAAATAACGCGAAGGATTGGTGGAATAACGTCAAAAAATGGTGGAAGGACAAAGCTGGCACGCTCTCAACAACTCTCGGTATCAAGGTCCCTAAAATCGAGGTCGAATGGAATAAGATCAGTGCCTTCGGCAAGGATTATAAGTACCCGACCGGCTTTAAAGTGACGCCCGCAGCGGCAGGTGGCATGTTTGATACTGGCTCCCTCATCTGGGCCGGTGAGCGAGGTGCCGAAATCGTAGCGAATGCTGGTGGCGGTAAAACTGGCGTTATGAACGTGGATCAGATGGCAGATGCCGTGTTTGAAGGTGTATATGCAGCCGTGATGGCAGCGAACCGCGCCTCCCAGGGCGAGGGTGGCAACCAGTCCATCAACGTATACCTGGACGGCAAGCAGATTACAGCAACGGTTGAGAAACGCCAGCGAGAGCGTGGCGCAAGCATCATGGGCAATCAGGTTTATCACTATGGCTAAGAGCGCCTCTGAGCGCCCAGGAGGTGACGATGTATGGCAGCATTGGTATCCATTGGCGGGTTCGATTTCCCCGAGCCGTCCACATATAACGCAACCACATCTACGATCGTGGACTCTGCCCGTAATGTCAGTGGCTATGTGATCGGTAGCGTGGTGCGAAACGATGTTGCGAAAGTGGAGCTTTCATGGAAATATCTCACGGCGCAGCAGTGGGCCAGCATCCTCTCCCTCTTCTCTGCCAGTTTTTACAACGAAGTTACCTTCTATAATCAGGTGACTGCCGGTTATACCACCCGAACGATGTATGTTTCGGATAAGACGGCCGGTATGTGGAGAAGAGACCCTGCCTCTGGCGATGTCCTCGGCTGGACAGGCTGCTCCCTGTCGCTTGTGGAGGTGTGAGCCATGATTCCTGTATCGGAAGGCTGGAAGGAGGCGCATAAGGCGAGCTTCCTCCCTGAAACCTTTATTGAAATCAGCTATTCCGTCACAGAGCCGGGTCTACAGCAAGAGGCCGACGCCACGGCGAATATGGAGGAAAGCTACTCCGATACCAAGAGCATCACCTCCACGCTGACCGTGGATCGAGAGAAATACAATAGCCTGGAATGGAATTTCTGGGGGTTGGATGGCTCTTTCGGCTACTTTGACGAGTCACCGGATCATCCGGGTTATGTTACAAGCGAGCTTGCGGGTGAGGATGGCACTTTCGAGGCCCTCCCTACCATGGAAATCGCTCTTCCATATCTCAATATGGGCGTCATTCCCGGTGTCACAATCACCTGGTCGGAGACCTTCTCGGAATGGGCAACACACTTTCGAGTCGCAGCTTACGCTGGCGCAAATCTAGTTGCGGAGAGTCTGGTGAAGGATAACACCTCTCCCCTCTCACAGGTCTGGTTGGACTTGGCGGGCTACGACAAGCTGGTGATTGAGGTTCTGAAATGGTCCCATCCACAGCATCGGGCGAGAGTTGCTCGGGTGTTTCTCGGCATTCAAACGATTTATACGAAAGATGATCTGTTGGGCTACACCCACATCCAGTCGGTGGACTTGCTCTCTGGCGCCCTTCCGAAAAACGAAATCACTATTCGCCTTCGGAATGAGGATTCCCGTTGGAATCCGGAAAACCCAACAGGTGCTGAGCGCTATCTGATGGAGCGCCAGGAGATCCATGTGAAGTACGGCATGAAAGTCAATGGCGTCACAGAATGGATTGAGGCTGGCCACTTCTGGCTCTCTGGTTGGTCTACTCCGGCCAACGGCATGGAAGCGACCTTCACTGCCCGAGATCTGATTGAATTCATGAATGAGAAGTACACGGGGCCTACCTCCGGCACGCTCTATACCATTGCAAACGCAGCTTTTCAGCAGGCTCAACTGCCCATCGCTGATACCGGCATGGCTCGCTATTATCTGGACCATTGTCTTGAAAATCATTCAACTACCATCGCGTCTGAAAACACCATTGCAGAGGTGTTGCAGAAAATAGCACACATGTCCTGCTGCATACTATATCAGGATCGAAACGGC